GTGACCGATTTTTCAGCAACGTCAGGCTGCTGCTGTTTCTTTGGCTTCGTTGCCATTCGTAACCTCCGCGAAAGGTTTTCCAGTGTCTGCGTGGATGCCGTAAGCCAGCACGATTGCGGCCTGCGTCGCGTTCAGATCAACAAGGTATTCCTCGACGAACATCTTCTGCTTCGGTCTCAGTTTTAGCATGACGCCCCCTACTCAAAAACTTCCTGCTCCCAGCCGCCGCCGGCCTTTTTGGGCTTTTGCCGGACAGCCAGAAAGCGGAATGGATACATCTGTGCCGCCACCTTGATCTTCACGCGGGCATCCAGGCCGATGGCTTTGGCCTCGTCCCAAGCCTGGGCGAATTCCTTGTCGTCCTGCCGCCAGCGGTACGCGGTCATCCGCGTAACATCCACCGCCTCGCAAGCACGCGCGACATTGCCGCCACTGGCAACCAGCGCGGCGCAGAATGCTGCCTTTTTTTCAGGTGTAACTTTCATGGTCGGGATTCTAGCCTATTCGCAATCCGGCAACAAGACCGGCGCGTCGTAGCTCATGCCGTCCTCATGCAGCGAGCGAATCCGCTCCACCTCGGCATCCGTCAGCTTGGCATTCGGATGATCCTCACCAATCCGCAAACCTCGCTCATTCACCGCCACCGTTTTCTGCATGCGCCGCCCTCCCTTAAACGTGCAATTTTTTGCGTTGAGACGTTTGAGACGTTTGACCCCCTTTTTTATGGTTCTCCTTGTTCGCGCACATGAGGAGAAAATATAAAAACGCTCTCGAACGTCTCAAACGTCTCACCATTGCCGACTATTCACGCCGCGAACGCGCGTTTTTCAACGTGTTCGTTGTAAATTGCGTGTTCAAGTACGCCCCACCAACAAGTTCGTAAATTTCAACTTGTTCGCGCTTCACGCGGTTAAAGTCGGATTCGTTGCATTCCTGCAAAATATGCAGAGTCGGAGCCTTCCCCGCGCGGTGCAAATTCGCCAGCCAATCGAGCAGCGACCCGCTCGCCTTCTTCCAGAATTTGCTGCAATGTGCGTTGTACGTAGTTTCGATGTTCCACGCCGCCCCCACATACCGCACCATACCCGTGTCCGGGTCAACCAAGCCATAAACGCCGCATGTCATGTGAAATCTCCTATTTGCCTGACTCGGATGCCCCGGCGCCCGCGCCCGCGTTTGCCGTCTGCTTCGGGCACGTTCTTCAAGGGTTCAAACCGCCCATCAAGGCGCCGTGTCAGTGCCTTGCTCGTCGATATATACCGCAACTCGCCGCGCGCCTTGGCGAAGGCTTCCCAACTGGCCCACAGCCGGGCGTTGGTTTCCACGTGGCTGGGGCCGACCTCGCAGCACTCATCCAGCCATTCCCCCAGCAAGTCCATGTCGCTCTTGTAGTCGTCGCGCGCCTTGCGCACGGCGCCCGGTGGCTGCAGGCCCGCCTTCTGGTAGGCCAGCGCGCCGCGCACGCACCAGGCCAGGATGCCGCGCGCCTCGGCCGCCAGCTTCTCGGCGCGGTCAGGGTCTTTAACCACCATCAAGTCCTGGTCGAAGTTGCGCGTGAATGGCACGGGCAGCAGCCGCCGCCAGATGGCGTGGTCGTCGCCCTTCACGATGGGCCGGTGATTGGTTGGCATGAAGGCCACCCACGTGGGCGCCACCTCGACCGTGGTCTTGGAATACAGGCCGCGCGCCGGCAGCGGTTCGCCCCCGGTCATGGACTTGATAAGGCCTTCGCGCAGTTCGCTGCCCTCGTCGGGCTCGCTCACATAGACGAACCGGGCGCCGCGCAAGCGCAGCACGTCCTCGCGCGCCGCCCCGGCATTGCCACCGGCCGCGCCGCTACTCAAAAAGGTGTCGGCGCTCGCCATCTTGGCGTGCTCGCCCAGGGCGTCGCGGATGGCCCCCAGCACCGTGCTCTTGCCGTTGGAGCCCGACCCGTAGGGAATGGCGAGCACGTCCTCGTCCGGGCGGCCCAGCAGCGAGTAGCCCACGAGGCGCTGAAAAAATCCGATCATGTCGGCGTCGCCGAAGAACACGTCGGCCACGGTCTGTTCGAACAGGGGGCACGCTGCGGCCGGGTCGAACTCCACCGCCGTGATAGTGGTCACGCGGTACGCCTGGTCAGGCGGCAGCAGCTTGCCCGTGGTCAGATCGACCACGCCATTGCCCACGCCCAAGAGGTGCGTCAGCTTGTCGAGGTCGGCCATGCCCACCACGACGCGCGGGTCGGACTGCGCCAGGCTCACCATGTTGCGCACCATGACGGCCCGCTGGCTGACTGCGCAGAACTTGAAGAACTCGGCCCGCTCGGTGTCGCTCTCGATGGTCTTGGCCTCGTCGGGCAGTGCGCGGATGGTTTCCTTCGCCAAGTGCTCAAGCTCAACGCCGGCCGCGCGGCGCCAGTAGATGCCCGTCCACATGAACCAGCCGTCGATCTCGGGCACGTACATGAGGCCGTCGCCGTAGTGGTCGAGCATGCGCTCGGCGTTGCCGAACTCGGTCATTTGCCGGCGCTGCTTGCTGAATGCCACCACCTTGTGGCCGCCTGCCATGGCCGCGCGAACGTCGGCCACCGGCAGGCTGGTGTCGGTCAGTTCCTTGAAGCGCGCCCGGATGAGGCCGGCCAGTTCGGCACGCAGGGCCAGATCCGTACCGGCGGCTTCACCGGCTTTTTTGGCTATTTCATTGACGAGTTCGATGGAATCGCCACAATCGAGAATAAACCCCTTGGCTTCGTCAAGCGCGGTGCGCTTCTCGGCCTTTTCGGCTTCCCGCTTGTTTTGACGACCAACCTTAAGCAGCCAGCGCGCCGTCGTCGGGTTTCGGCCGGACCTGCCAAAGCTATCCCACCGCTTCTCCAAGTCCTCGCGGCTGGCGTAGTTCGTTGCCGTGCTCGACCACTCGTCCCACAAATCCAGCGCGGCCACGCTGCCGTCGAACTCATGGTGCAGCGACATGCCGACTTTCAGCCAGGTGTCGTAGTCCTCGTTATCGACATAGGCCACCAGGCGCCGGGCCTCGCTCAAGTCGATGCCGACCGGGGGTTCGAAGGCCATCAGCGGGTCGTCGTCCGGTGCCGAGGTCATGCCCCCGGCCTTCGCCCGGCTGCCCGACACGCGCACCAGCCCGGCCTCGGCAGCCATCGCCTCGAACACCTGCAGCGCTTCCTCGACCTGGGCCTCGGTGATGATGGGCAGGTCGCCCGCGCGCATCGCTTCCAGGCCGCCGAAGAAATCCACCCACTCGTAGGGCTCGCCCGTGTCCGGGTGGATGTGGTACGCGACGAACTGCTGACCTTTGCCGAGTATTTCCAGGCGGTGCCGCGCACCGCCCAAGTCCTCGAACCAGGCGCCGGTAGCCTTGCCCCAGCCTTCGGACGCTGCCCGGTAGGCGAGCAGAATCTTGGGCGCATTGCCCACGCGCTCGCACGTCGCGCCGAGGTGTTCCTGGCACCAGGCCACGAACCGCGCAGCCAGCGCGCCGTCCATGGTATCCACGTCGATGGCGGCAATGGGCTGCGCGCCTTGCCCGCACAGCACGCCGACGCCGTGCGCCGGGTAGCGGGTCAGGTCAGCGGCGCCGAGGCGCGCGGTTTGCCAGTTGTCCAGTGCGGGCCGCTTGTGGCCCGGCTTGATTGGGATGATGAGGTAGCCGTTGCCCAGCAGGGCGCGGCCGTACTGCTGAAAGTTGGAAGTCATGGGCGGCACTCCAAATAGGCCGCGATCATTTCGCTTGCCGGGAACGGCGAGATTGCGTTGCCATAGGCGCGCAGTCGTCCCACGCGGCTGGCAGCCCCATGAGCCAGCGGGAATGTGCCGGGTTCAACTGGCCGCCACTTTCCATCCCGGCACAAGAGCCAATCAGCATTTCGCCAGAAGCCGTTAGTCGGGCCGGAATCAATGCTTGTGTCATCCATGCCGCGTCCGCCAGGCTCGTCTGAACACCCCCCTCTTTTAGCTTCTGCGGGTCTTTGCTGTTTTTCGTGTTCTTCATCGCTGACGGCGTAGGCCAGCCCGCAAGCTGCGCCGCCGACTGGATGTTCATCCCGCCCTCGCGCCCCGATGTTCCAGCCCCTGTAGTGCTGTTCGCTGTCGGAGTGGGCCAGCTTGCCAAGTTCGCTGCGCCCGGCAATTTCAGATGTTTCACCCGCGAGCCGTCCGGCTTCTTCGGGCCGTAGCAGTGCGTGCTGCCCAGCGCATCGTTGGTGATCGGCATCGGCCACGAACCACAACCGTTGTCGGATGTGCGGCGCACCGACGCCCGCAGCAGGGATACCGGCCGCTGCAAAGGCGTAGCCGATTCCTTCCATGTCAGATTGAACAAGGTCGAGCCAGCCGTGTTTAATCGCTGCTTCAACCTGCTCACCAAAGACGACCGGAGGGCGGCACTGCTCAATGAGGTGGAACCAGAAGGGCCAAAGGTGCCGCTCGTCGTCAAGCCCACCACCCACGCCTGCCACGCTGAATGGTTGGCAGGGGCAGGAGCCAGTCCATACAGGTCGGCTATCCGGCCACCCCCCCTGGCGCAGGGCGTAACTCCACACGCCGATGCCGGCGAAGAAGTGGCATTGTGTGAATCCGGTAAGGTCGTCGGGGCTAACATCAAGGAGGCTCCTTTCATCTACTTCGCCGGGCGCGATATGCCCGGCCGCAATCAGGTTGCGCAGCCATTGCGCTGCATAGGGGTCGATTTCGTTGTAATAGGCAGTCACGGCGCGGCCCTCACACCAAGTCGGCCACGCCGTAGAACTCGGCCTCGGCGGCTTCCAGTCGGTTGCGCGAAATGTCGGCATAGGCCGCCTACAAATTCAACCGCACCGCACACAGTGCAAGTGCAGCGGCAAAGGCGCTTTGTCATGCCGCGCCCCCTTCGCTCACATCGTCGAATTCCTCGATTGGGTACAGGTCGGGTCGCAGCTCGTGGCGAGATACGCCCGTGGCCTTTTCTATGGGGATCACATACTCGCCGGGGACTTTGCCCTTCGAGCGGTTAAGCCAGTTCCAGACGTGCATTTGCTTCACGCCGATGCGCCGGGCCAGTTCGGTTTGCGAGCCAGCGAGCGCGACGGCACGGTGGAGTGGGGTTGTCATCGGTCTTTCCTCGTTCAACAAAACGACCGAGAGCATAAAACAATTGTTGTTATCAAGTCAAAACATTTGTAGTTTGCTCAACTACAACAACTGTTGTACTGTGTCAGGCATGGCACTCGGACAGAACATCAAGCGACTTCGGAAAGCGCAAGGCTTGAGCCAGGATCAACTCGCCGCCAGCGCCGACTTTTGAAGCCCGCCACAGCGCGGGCTTTTTCTTGCCGGCAAAAAATTTTGTTCTCAAATACAACAATTGTTATTGACACAAGGAAAACAATTGTTTTATGCTGCGCTCCGTCAGTCAAAACGAAAGGACGGAAACGATGAGCGCAACCCCCCTGATTCCCGGCCGCCTGTACCGCGTGCGCGGCGCCGGCCTCGACCTGAAAGTCATCGCGTCGCACCCCTGCGACGCCCTCTGCATTGGCCTGGACCTGCTGGAGCGCGCGAAATGCTGACCGCCCAACTCGCCAAGTCCATGGACGACGAGCACCTGCTCGCCTCGGCACGCGCCGAGATTGACCCGCTGACCAGCACCGC